CTGTTAATCGTTATGATAGATTTTCAGTTTTACAAAATTCTCCAAAGAAAAAATTAAATGAATATTATGTAACAGCAATCCCAGAATTTATTGATGTGTCATATGAAATATTATTATGGACAGAATATACAGAACAAATGAATTCAGTGGTAGAACAGATAATGCCACAAAATGGATTTGCTTGGGGTACAACGTGGAAGTTTCCAACCTTCATTTCTGATTATACATTTGAAACTACGAATGCTTCAGGAGAAGATAGAATAGTAAGATGTACATTACCAATCACAACTAAAGCATGTTTATTAATGCCAGATGAATTACGAGAATCAACAATTCAAAAAGCTTATTCTATTAAACGTGTTACATTCAAATCAGAAACAGAATCGTTTTCAACAAATGTATCATCACCACCAAAGGATGGATATAAAGATCATACTGGTGATAAATTTTATAGAAATGAATAGTTTGACATTGTAGCTTTATATTTATATAAGTATAAAAATATAGAGGAAAGTTATGTCAGAAACTAAAAAATTTACAAAAGAAGAATTAGATCAAATTGAAAAATTACGTGAAGCAAATTCACAAAAAATTCATGAATTTGGTCAACTCGAATTAGAACTTTTATTAACTTCTCAACGATTAAATGCGTTAGAAGATTTTAAAAATAAAGCAAAAGAAGATTTTATGAATCTTCAAAAACAAGAACAAGAATTAGTTCAAAAATTAAATGAAAAATATGGCGCTGGAACAGTTGATTTGACGAATGGAGAGTTTATTCCGTCAAACTGATTGTTTAAGTCATATTTTACATATTTATAAGAAAATAAAAGAGGAGCATAGTAATGGCTGAAAAAATCATATCACCAGGTGTCTTTACCAACGAAGTCGACCAGTCGTTTTTACCGGCAGGTGTCGCTGCTATAGGCGCAGCAGTTGTTGGACCGACAACAAAAGGACCAATTGGGATACCAACAGTAGTATCTAGTTATTCAGAATTTGTTAATAAGTTTGGTGGACCATTTTCATCAGGTTCAGGAGAAACAGAAAATTCATATAAATTTTTAACTAACTATGCTGCACAAGAATATCTTAAGTATGCAGATACATTAACAGTTGTAAGAGTAGCTGGAGATAATGCAAGTACAGCTCAAAGTATAATATCAGGATCAAATACAGTAGGTTCAACAAAATCATCTGGATCATTGACAATTGCACATGTACCATCAGGGTCAGTAGCTGCTTCAGCTATACCGGATGAAGTTACTATTGGAACTGTTGATTATGCATTTGTATCTGAATCAGCAGGTTTAGTAAATACAGCAACTCAAATATTTGTTGAATTTGTAGACGATGATGGAGCTGCAACAACAACAACAACAGTTGCAGAACAATTGGCAATTGCAATAAATGATAATGAATTAAATGGAACAACAGGACAAGGAATATCTGCTTCATTTGCAGCGAATGTTGTAGGAATATCGGGATCATCAGGTGGAGTATTAGCATTAAATGTTCATACTGGTTCAGGTGGTAATACATATGGTACTAGTATTGCAACAACAACAACAGGTTTTGCAATTCCAGTTAACGTTCAAGGTGGAACAGATGCAACATCAACAAACAAAGTATTTACATTACATACATTATCAGAAGGTGATGATCAAAATAGTGCAGGACCAGAAGGAACAAATAACTTGTTACATTCCGGATCGGCAAATAATATAAGATGGGAAATAACAAGAGTAAGTAATGCAAAAGGAACATTTGATTTACAAATAAGAAGAGGTGATGATACAAGCAAAAGAAAAAAATTAATTGAACAATATAATAATGTTAGTTTAGATCCTAATTCAACTGATTACATTGCAAGAAGAATTGGAGATCAATTCTTTACCTTACAAGGAGCAGGCGGAACTGATCCATTTCTTCAATTGACAGGAGATTATCAAAATAGATCTGCATATGTTAGAGTTGAAGTTCATAAAAATACATATAATTATTTAGATGAAAATGGAAATATAAGAGATGCTTCATTAACAAATGCATTACCAGATGTAGGTTCAGGTTCATTTAGTAATGGTTCTACAGGTAATGTAATTCATCCTAGAAAAATGTATGAAAATATAGAAGATACAAATGTACAAGGATTGAATCCTGATGTAGCATCAAATGGAGGAAATAGTTATTCAGATGCAATTAAATTGTTAAAGAATCAGGATGAATATGATATTAATTTAATTGTAGCACCAGGATTAGTTAATTCTAAGCATGGAACAACAATTGGGGAATTAGTTCAAATGTGTGAAGATAGAGGTGATTGTTTTGCAGTAATAGATCCTCAATTGTATAATGCAGGTTTATCAAATGCAGTAACCCAAGCAGAATCAAGAGATTCAAATTATGCTGCAATGTATTGGCCATGGGTAAAAATACCAGATGCAGATATAGGAAGAAATGTATGGGTGCCAGCATCAACAGTAATACCAAGTGTATATTCATTTAATGATAGAGTTGCTGCTCCATGGTTTGCACCAGCAGGTTTAAATAGAGGTGGAATTGATATTGCAGTTCAAACAGAAAGAAAATTAACTCATGCTAATAGAGATACATTATATGAAGCTAATGTTAATCCAATTGCAACTTTTCCAAATGCAGGAGTAACAGTATTTGGTCAAAAAACATTACAGAAAAAGTCATCTGCATTAGATAGAGTAAATGTTAGAAGATTATTAATTGCAGCTAAGAAATTTATTGCAAGTACAACTAAGTTTTTAGTATTTGAAAATAATACAGCAGCAACTAGAAACAGATTTTTAGGTATAGTTAATCCATATTTTGAAAGTGTACAACAAAGACAAGGATTATTTGCATTTAAAGTTGTAATGGATGAAACAACTAATACACCAGATGTTATAGACAGAAATGAAATGAGAGGTCAAATATTCCTTCAGCCTGCTAAGACAGCTGAGTTTATTATAATTGATTTCAACATTTTACCAACAGGGGCTTCATTTCCTGAATAAAAATTAGAAAAATGGATATTTATATTAAAGAGGAGTAAAAAAGATGGCAGAATTACTTGACCCGACCGAAATATTTTATACGGCTTATGAGCCAAAGATGGCTAATAGGTTTATTATGTATATAGAAGGCATACCAGCATACCTTGTTAAGGCTGCTTCAAGACCATCATTAGATCAAGGTGAAGTTATACTTGACCATATCAATGTGGAAAGAAAGTTGAAAGGTAAAACTAGATGGCAAGATGTAACCGTTACATTATATGACCCAGTTGTTCCATCTGGAGCGCAGGCTGTTATGGAATGGGTAAGATTACATCATGAATCTGTAACAGGTAGAGATGGATATTCGGATTTTTATAAAAAGGATATTACATTTAATACATTAGGACCAGTAGGCGATAAAGTTGAAGAGTGGACATTAAAAGGAGCATTTATATCAGCAGCAACATTTGGTGATATGGATTGGGCAACAGAAGATCCACTTCAAATTGAATTGACTATTAAATATGATTATGCAATACTGCAATTCTAATTGAAATATTTCAAAGCATAAAGAATCCTACCATACGGTAGGATTTTTTACATTACGGCATATTTATTATAAATAAAGTTATTAAAGGAGAACAATTTATGTCAAAAGTAGTTAATAGTGAATATCCAAAATCTAACAAGCAAGTTTCAGATGATCAGTTAAAAGCTATGGCAGCTGCACAATATCAAGCAGGACAGCCTAATAATTCAACAGAATCGGCAAATAAATTTCCAACAGAAATTGTTGAATTACCTTCAAAAGGATTATTATATTCAAAAGATAGTACATTATCCAGCGGTAAGGTAGAAATGAAATATATGACAGCTAAAGAAGAAGATATTTTAACAACTCAATCATATATTAAACAAGGAGTAGTTTTAGATAAATTATTTAAAGCATTAATAGTAGGAAATGGAGAAGGAAAGCCAGTTGTATATAATGATTTGTTAAATGGCGATAAAAATGCTGTAATGGTTGCAGCAAGGGTATTAGGTTATGGAAAAGATTATGAAGTAACTATCACAACACCTTCTGGCGAAAAACAAAAAGAAACTGTTGATTTAACTAGTTTTGATGATATGCCATTTGATGAAAAATTAATAACTCCCGGTGTTAATAGTTTTGAATTTGAATTACCAACTAGTAAACGTAAAGTAACTTTTAAAGTATTATCTCATAGAGATCAAAATGCTATTGATGCTGAACTTAAAGGCTTAAAAAAATTAAAAGATGGATATGGAAGTAAAGAATTAACAACTAGATTAATCCATTCAATAACATCAATAGATGGAGAAGAAGATAGAAGTAAGATTAGAAATTTTGTAAAAAATGAACTACTTGCAATTGATTCTCGTGCATTACGTACATATATAAAAAATGTATCCCCAGATATTAATTTAAAAATAGAGATCGTCGATCAGGAAACAGGTGAACCATTTGATATGGACCTTCCTATCGACGTTAGCTTTTTTTGGCCTCAGTCCTAGTTATAGGAAAACACTTCATAAACAAATATTTGATCTTGTATATCATGGAAAGGGAGGATTTACATGGTCTGATGTATACGATTTACCAGTATGGTTACGAGTATTTTATATTCAAAGCATTAATCAAGTCATAAAAGAAGAAAATAAACGAAATAAAGCACCAGCCAATACTAAAAGTGCAACTCCACCTAAATTCCGGCGTAAATAGATATTTATATTAAATACGGGATTCGGCTATGACTACAAATGAATTTGAAAAAAAGATGTTAAACGAAATTGATTTTAATAATCAATTAGTTAATGAAAAGGCAACATTTTTATCTAGAATAATATCACAACTATTTAAAAAGAAAATGGATAGAATCTTAAAGAAAACTGCTAAAGATCTTAAAGATTCACCAGATCTTCAAGCTGCAATCGCTGATTATCAACAAGCACGTGATCGTGCACAAGATTCATTAGTAAGTTTTTGTAAACGAAATCCAGATTCTTTTTTATGTACTGATAAAGGAAAAAAAGGTTTTAAACCAACTAAATATGGTTATCGTAAATAAATTGATAAATTATTATGGCAAAAGGACCTACAAAAGCACAAATAAAATTATACCAAGAAGCTCTAAAGGCTTCTAAAGATTTAGGTTTATCTGAAGAATCACAATTCAAAATTGAAAAACAAATTTACGATCAAAAAATTAAAACATTAAAAGTACTCAGAGATTCAGTTGCAGCTGCTAAAGCTCTTCAAGTTGAAGAGAAGGCTCGTACTAAAGAACAACAAAAACAAAAAAAGTTAGCTGATGAGATAGCAGCAAAAAAGAAAACACAAAACGATTTAAATAGTCAAACAAATCGTCTTATGTCTCAAATACAAAGTCTTGAAAAAGATTTAGTTACAAAAGGCTCTGAACGAATTGATAAGGCTAAAGGATTAGTAGCACAACAAAGAGCAAGTATACTTGAAGCTGTTAAAACTAAACAAATTTCTTTAGAAGAAGGTTTACTACTTAAAGATAACTTAAGAATTAGACAAAAAGAATTGGTAGCATTAGAAGCTAACCAGGCAAAGGCACAATTAGGATATGATTTAGCAGAACAAGGATTAGATGCAATAAAAGGACAGTTCGATGAAGTATTAAGTTATATTCCAGGAGGAGGTATGTTATCTCAATTTTTTGGTGTGGATGCAGCAATTGACGGTGTAAAAAAGGCAGCAGGAGAAGCTACTAGTGCAATGGTATCTACCATGATGAAAGGAGGCACTGCACTACAAGGACTTACAGCTGCCCAAGGAGCATTTAATGCAACTGCCTTAGCAAATCCATATGTATTATTAGCAGCGGCAATTATAGCAACAGTTGCATTATTAACAAAGCTTGCATTTGATCAGACTAAAGCATATAAAGAACAAGCAGAGGCAGTAGGAACTAGTGTAGCTCGAGCAAAACAACAAGTTGTAGCAGCTAAACAAATATCAACAAGTGTAGAAAATCAACTTGTAAATTATAAAGAAATATTAAAAGTACAAAATGCAATTAATGGAGAATTAGGTAATAGTCGACGAATAAATGCAGAAACAGCAATGGAAGTAGCTAACTTAGGTGAGGCATTTGGATATGGTGCAGAACAAGCTGCAGAATCAACAGCTGCATTTATGAATTTAGGAGCTTCGCAAACAGAGGCATTAGATTTACAAAGAGAGGTAAATCTTGAAGCAATGAAAGCAGGTGTTGATATGGGTAAGGTTCAAGCAGATATTGCAAAAAATGCTGCAAAAGTTGCAAAACATTTTTCTGGAAATCCTAAGGCATTAGCGAAGGCGGCAGTTGAAGCAGCTAAATTAGGAGTATCATTAGATGATATGGCAAGTATAGCAGATGGACTATTAGATATTGAATCTAGCATGCAAGCCCAATTCGAATTTCAAGCAATGACTGGAAAACAAATTAATTTAAATAAAGCAAGAGAATTAGCTCTTAATGATGATATAGCAGGTGCAACAAAAGAAATGATGAAACAAGTAGGTGATATTAATGATTTTGAAAATATGCGTGGTGTTGAAAAAGCAAAATTAGCAAAAATGATGGGAATGGAAGTTGCTGAAATAGAAAAGGCATTAAGATTACAAGAATTTCAAGGTGCATTGACAGATGAAGAAATTGCTAAACTATCTGGTATGAATTTATCTGCACAAGAATTAGCTAATTTAACTGCAGAAGAAGCACAACAAAAATTGGCATCTTTACAAGCAACAGAAAAAATGTCAGCTACTTTTGCAAAATTAAAACAAACTGTAATGAATGCATTACAACCTCTCATTGATGTGACATCTATGGTTCTTGATATGTTAATGCCAGGCATTGAATTGTTAGGATTTTCACTTAAACTAGCATTCTTGCCAATGCAAATAGCTTTTGACTTTATTAAACAAATATTTGCAGCATTACAGCCTATTCGAGATATATTCAATGATATTTTTGGAAAACAATTAGAAGGTGGTAATAGTATATTAGAAAGTATATCTTCAACGTTTAGTAAAATATTTAAATTTGCATTGACTCCAATAAAAGTAGCAATACAAGTTATAGCAAAAATACTTGGATTTGTAATAAAGCCAATTGTATTTGTATTAGAAACTATTTTTAACGCTATATCATTTATTATAAATGGAATAGGAGATGCATTTTTATTTATAGGAGGAATATTAGAAACGGTTATGTTAGCTCCTTTTAGACTTATAGAAGGAATAGTAAATAATGTATCAAGTTTATTTACTGGCATGGGTGAGGCTATAAAAAGCGCCGGCCAAATGTTAGTAGATTTTATATTAGCTCCTATAAAACCATTTATAGGAATATTTAAGAAAATCTTTGGTGGAGGAGGCGGAGACGAAGGAGGAGAATCAGCTCCTGCTGAAGCAATGTCTAAAGGTGGAACAGCTAAAGGTGGATTAACATTAGTAGGAGAAGGAGGACCGGAATTAGTCCAATTGCCAAGAGGCGCACGTGTAGCTCCAAATGGACCAACAACAGAATTTATCAAAGCAGATGGGAGTATTAGCAAAGCAGAAGATGGATTAGGAGGAGCAATTGAAGCAGGCACAGATATGTCTGGAGTAATAAATGTATTAAATCAAATATTAGCAGCAGTAGGTACACCACCAGCAGTAGTAATAGGTGATGCTCAAGTATCACAAATAAGTACTCAAATTTCTGCTAAAAAGAGCTTTATATAAAATATGGCATTAAAAGACTTAAAATCGAATCTTAGTTGGTATGGAAAGGAATCACCTGGTCCATATAAACCTAATGCTGACTATACAGATACAAAATTTCAGGGAGTAGATAATATTCCATTTGTTGAAACTAGTGGATATGGATTTCAAGGAGTTTCAACATTATCACCTGTAACTAGATTTGCTGGCGATTCATTTATTATAGATGATGTTACATTTTCAACACGTGGTGCAGCTAGTAGAGCAGCCCAATTAGGTTCCGGAACAGTATTTCCAGGAGGAAACCATTCTTTTGATATTCCTAGAACAGGATTTAATGTTGATTCAAAATATGGAGATACGTATGGCGTTAAATTTGGTAATTCAGGACTAGCAAATACTTATACAGAAAATTCACCTATTGATGACATGTATAATAAATTTAATTTACGAGATGATGCAACTCCAAATCCAGGTTATGTAAAACAACCTTTCATATTACGAGGTATTCAAAGAGAAGGATCATCTGACCCTCAACGTTGGGGTTTAGGAGAAACGACAGTAGGAAAGATATTTTCAACTCTTGATTTGCCTAGAGCCGGCATATTAACATCTGCAGAAAGATCAGCAATTGATGCAGCAAGAATAGGTAAATTTTTAATTTCGCCAAGAGGTATAGGATTTTTAGCTCGACAATTTGGTTATCAATTAATGAATCCTAATATAGAAAATTTAGCCGGCACTGCATTAAATTTACCGGCAACACAACTATATAATCCTTTATCTGCACCAGGTCAAGCTCTTGTAGGAGGATTATTAGGTGTAGGTAAGTTTACAAGACATTCTAGTTTAACATCTTTACCAACAGGCGGCGGTGGAGAATATGGCGGAATAAAAAATCTTCAAAGGGCATCAAATATAATACTTGGACCAAAAGCTGGAAGAATAATTAAATTATATGATCAATATGAACAAGGAGGTGGATTTATTGGCCAAACTTGGAGTGCATTAACTGCGCTAAAAGGACCAGGATCAATTTTAGGTATAGGCAGAACTGTTCATACTCGAACTACAATGACTGATTTAAAAAATCAAAGTTCTCCATACGGCGGATTACCAGGTGGAATAA